TTCCGAGACTACCACCGCAGCAAAGGCAATCTCATGGCGTCGTGGGAAGCCGCCTGGGGTACGTGGTGCCGCAGCCCGTACAACAAACCGCAGGGCGGCAAGCCTTCCGGCTTGGACGAAAACACCCGGCGCCTGATCGAACTTGGCGCAGCGCAACCAATCCCCGACGCCTTCACCGGCCCAACCCTCGACGGAGAAATGTTTCAATGAGCCAAGCTGTAGCCGTCCGCGCCGCCGCGCCACCGCCGCCGGTCATCAGCCCGAAACTGGCGCATGGCCTTGTCGATTTCGCCGCGACATGGACCCCGGCCAACCGATACGCCGCCGCGCTGGTTGACGAAGCCAAGGCCGCCTTGCCCGCGCTCGAAGCCCATCTTACACCAGCGCCGTCCAACCTCATCGAGACATGGCTTCGCAATCTGCGCCAAGGGACCGCGGCAATCAGCGAACCGGATTTCAAGCAACGCCTGGCCGCGATCCAGCTTGCATCCGGCGACCTGCCCGCCTGGGTGTGGTGCATGGACGCATTGCGCGACGCACTCCGCAACCCGCTGTGCCGGTTCTTTCCATCCGCTGCCGACATCGACGGGATGCTGCGACCGCGTGCCAGCGCCGCTCTCAATCGCGCGTGGCAGTGCCGCAGACTGGCAGCCGCTACCCCTATCGCCCCCGAACCCGTCGAACCCGTCCAGCGCCTTCCTGTGCCCGATTTAAGGCATGTCGCGATTGAGCCGTCGCAGCCGAATTTCGCGCCGGTCAACCGGCAATCCCCTTTCGCGACACATTTGAGCCGGGCATTATCTGCCGATCAACTCGCCGCGCTGCGCGCAACGTACAAGCAAACGGAGTCTGTGAATTGACCGAAACAGCCGAAAAATCGCCCGCTCTTGTCCAAGAACTCAACGCAATGTGGGACACCGCCGCGCTCCTGGCGCGCGAGAAAATCCTGCTGTTGCGGACCATGAGCCACATCGAAACACTGACTCGGGAATTGATTGAGGCGCGCAAATGACCGAAGGCGTGATCGACTCGCGCTACGTCGAACTGTGTTTTGAGGACGCCAGCCGCACCCTCGATGCGCTGCCCTGGTCCGGTCATTCAACCGGCTTTGCCCTCACGGTGCGGGAAGTGCTGCGCGATGCCGACGACGATACATCAGTGAGCGGCGATCCCAGGCCGGCATTCGTCACCCGCTCAAAAATAGCCGCGATGGAGGAAACTTTCGGTTGGCTTAAAATCATTCCCGACAACAAAAAAACGCTACGGCGAATTATCGCCGCCAGGTCTGTCACCCGCGTATCCGAAGACGGTACAGAAACGCCGGCCTCATGGCTGGGAATCGGCAAAAAGCTGGGGATGGATTACCGATCCGCGCGCCGCTGGCATGGGCAAGCGTTGGCGATCATCGCCGCCGAACTCAACCGCCGTTTGATTCAGTCGGTGCCGATGACCGTAACTGCCACCCAACCGGCAAATGATGCGCCTCATGAAATGCCGCTAGAACCGCCAGCCAACGCACCACATTGCCGGGCGGCTCATTCTGCCCGCTCGCCCATCGCCTAACCACGCGCTCATCGACCTCCAAGAAATCGGCCAGACTCCGAAGAGTCCAGCCGATTGAATCGCAGCAATCCTTGATACCTGTCATTTTATCCTCAATCCAACAAGATTTGATTTGCGCTATACGGCCGCAATTTTTATCTCCCGCAAACCGGAATCAATCCAGTTTTTTGCCATTGTCAGACTTTCAAAATTCCGCACATATCCGTGTGCGCCTCGCGCTTGGATCAAGCAAACGCCAGGGCCGTGATATACCGTAACCGTGCAATTTGCCTTCCTGCCATCATCGCGTAGAACGCGGCGCAGGTGAATCGTTTTTGACTTGGTTGTGACTTCGGACCAGTCAGTCAGCGCGGTTGATTTTGCCATTAGATTAACCTCCAATCAAGCCGGTGAAATACATTGCGGCGCAAAATACGCCAAACATAAGAGCGGATGACAAGATGAGAGAGCGGATCATTAAGGAAAACTCCGTTTGGCTGGGTTCATTCCCTCGCCATAACTCTGATTTAGAGTAATTTAATCACCCTGTCAACAACTATTATTTGGCGGAAATCCGCCATTTATTGACGAAACACAAAAAAACTTACTCAATCCGCCGCGTTATATGTAGCATCGTGTAGCACTATAAGACTATACGACACCCATACTTGCCGCCTCGCGCGCATCCCTCACACACACTGGACAGCAGATGACCGACACACGAGCCGGTGCAATAATCATGCTCGCCGGCAAACCCCACGTCATCATCACCGGCTTGTCTGGCAAAACAGTTTTGGTCGCGCCCATCAAACGCCGCCGCACATCCACTCATCGCGCCGATGTTCAAATCAGCTTGCCAGGATACGGCAAAGCCCATGCAGCTTGCGGGACCGCAACCACTCACTCAACCGATGCGTTACCCGTTCCAATCGCTTACCTCGGCGAGTCTGTAACTCTCGTTTTACAGGTTGCCATGCGAAGAGAAGCCCAAGCGCAAGCCGCAGAACGCCGTTATGATGAAACAACGTCGATGCGACAGAAACAGTCCGGCAACCCCTACGCGCTGCCTATCGAACGGCAGGACATTTATTGTGTCCGGTAAGCCAGGTTGCTCGGGTCGCCCATCAGCGTACACGCCAGAACTCGCGCAAATCATCATCGAACAAACATCAGACGGGCGATATCTCAAAGATATCTGCGCCGCCGAGGGAATGCCAACACCTACAACGGTCAGACGATGGGTTTTGGCTGATGTGCATGGTTTTAAGTTATTGTATGCGCAAGCCTGCGAACTTCGCGCCGAGGCGATGGCAGAAGATATGTATGACGTGGCTTGCTCCGAGCCGCGCATGACAACAAACAAGATGACCGGTGAAACCAAGATTGATCCGGGGTTTGAGACGTGGCGCAAGAACAAGCTGGACGCGATGAAGTGGATTGCGAGCAAGGTTTTACCCAAGCAATACGGCGATAAACCTATTGAATTGCACGTTCACACCGATGCTCAACGGCTCACGGATGACGACCTTGCCCGCATAGCGTTGCAGGGTAAAACGATTGACGGAACGGCGACAATCATCGGTCAAAAGGTGATTGCGGCGTAAATGACGGCGTAAACGTGATATGACCGCGCCCTGAAAGCGATATGAATCAACACGTTACGCCGTCATTGTGTGTCCTGCCTTGGGACACGAACCATTAAAAGCCCGTTTAGCTTCGGATGTTCACTGTATGTTCCTGTTGATAACCCTGTTGATAACCTGTTGATAACCCCGCCCCCCTTTTGAAACGAAACCGGCGCTGACGACCGCCGCCGTCAAAAAAAATTGGGAGAAAAATTGAAATTGCCGAAACGGATTTTGAAGCATGGCTGACCAACCTCTGTCTCCGGCGCAGGCTGCCGAGGCATTGTTATTGCGTCGTGCTGTCCGGTCAAGTTTATCGGCTTGGTCCTCGACTGCGTTATCTGATTTTGGTCAAACTCCGGCTCCGCATCATTTGCGGCTTATTGATGAGTTGGAGCGGTTGGAGCGAGGTGAGATTGACCGGCTTATGGTCCAGATGCCGCCTGGGCACGCGAAGGCTCTTGCCCTCGATACGCCGATCCCTACACCCTCCGGCTGGTCTATGATGGGTGACTTGCGGGTTGGCGATGAAGTTTTTGACGAGAACGGTTTACGCTGTTCTGTTGTTCGAGTTAGTCCGGTTTGGAAAAACCGTCCTGTTTACCGGGTGACTACCGATTGCGGTGATGAGATTATTGCCGACGCAGCTCATGAGTGGCTTGTCAGGCTGTGTGGTAAACGCCCAGTCTTTAAATTGAAGACTACGGTTGAATTGGCGGTGGCACGCACGAAGCGCCCTATGGTGGCGCGGGCCAAAGCCCTTGAATTGCCGGCGGTTGATTTGCCGATTGACCCGTACCTTTTGGGGTATTGGCTAGGCGACGGTCACAGCGCGGGTATGCGTTTGACGGCTTCGATTGAAGACCAGGTTTGGCTGCGCGGCGAATTGAACCGCCTCGGCTATAAACTGAGTGGTACAGGTGACAAGTTCTCGTTTGGCGTTCTTGGGGCGCGTGCAGCATTTGTATCGCTTGGGCTTTTGGATGATCCGGCGCACGGCACATTTGGTCGCAAATACATTCCGGCATTATTTATGCGCGCCAGCATAATTCAGAGAAAAGCGTTGTTGCAGGGTTTGATCGACTCTGACGGGACGGTTTCTCGGCAAGACGGCAACGCCTATTTTTGCAACAAAAATCGCAATCTTGCCCAGCAGGTTCTTGAACTTGCCCGTTCACTAGGCGTTAAAGCGAGCGTATGCGAATCGGTTTCCGCCCTTGACGGCGAGGAACTAGGTGTTGCTTATCGGGTTTCGTTTTACATGCCGGACGCGGCTCGGATGCCGCGAAAGGCTGCGCTTTGCCGGGCGCAAACCCGCACGCCGAACACATATTTGACGGTCACTCCTGCCGGGGTGGCCGACACCGTTTGTATTGAGGTCAATTCCAAAAGCCATCTGTTTTTGGCGGGGAAGTCTATGACCCCGACGCACAATAGCACTTATGGTTCGGTGTTGTTTCCGCCTTGGTTCATGGGGCGTAATCCTCATAGCCAGATCATTGGGGCTTCTGCCGGCGCGAAGCTGGCGCAGGATTTCGCTGGCCGCGTGCTGGGATTGATTGGAGAATTTGGGCCGGCGCTCGGCTTCAATGCGGTCAATGAATCGAAAGAGCTTTTTTATACGGACAACGGATGCCGGTACATTTCGGTTGGTGTTGGCGGAAACATTGCAGGCTCCCGCGGCGACTTGATTTTGATTGACGAT